ACAATAAAAAATAAAAAATATGGTACACATTTTAGATGAAAACAAAATCAAAGAGAACTACGAGAAGTTCAGAAAATTAATCAATCAAACTTTTGAGGGTGAGAGATTAGAAAAATTAAATAAGATGTATGATGAATTGGAAGATAGAATCATTCTAACTCCCGCATCATCTACAGAACATTTCCACAACGCATTTGCGGGTGGATACATTGACCACATTCTTAGGGTTACATTCAACGCCGTTAAGATTTATGATTTGTATAAAGAGTTAGGAATGCCTTTAGGGTTCGATAAACAAACCCTAATCTTTACAGCACTTCATCATGATTTAGGTAAGGTAGGTAATCACAAAGAGAATTGGTACATACCAAATGATTCACAATGGCATATAGAAAATCAAGGAAAGATTTATAAGACAAGTTCTAATATGCATTGGATGAATCTTAATGATAGAACTATATGGTTATTAAATCACTATGGTATCACAATAACTGAAGAGGAATATATTGGAATTAAATTAACTGATGGGTTGTATGATGATAACAACAAAGAGTATTACATTACTTACAATAAAGATAATGTTATTAAAACTCAATTACCATTTGTAATGCATCAAGCTGATTTATGTGCTGCTAACTTTGAAAGAGATAGAGTAATAAATTCTGATAAGAAACTTCAAACTAAAAATGTTGGTGGTAGACCATCTACAAAAAAGAAACTAGAAAACGTAATAATGCCAGAGAAGATAGATTTCAAATCTATATTTGGTGAAATAGAAAAATAATATGAATACAATACAGTTAATTTTATCAATACTAATAATAGCTTGTTTACTTTATATAATATGGAATTTACTTCGTAAAGTTGAGAAGTTAGAAGATAGTGTAAATGAAGTTAATGAAGTTTTAGATTCTTCAAAAGAATCAGTACAATCTGCTTTAAGTAGATTAAAAGAAGTAGATAGATTGGGTTCTTTTGAAGCCGATGATGAAAGTGGTTTTATTTTTGAAGAGATACAAGCTGCATTAGATAAGTTAAACAACGAAATAGATAATAATGCCTAAAAAAAGAAGAAAAAGGAGTAAAAGATATTTTACCAAAATTACAGAGATAGCTATAAATGCATATAATGGATGTGATGATAACGCACTGAAAAATAAAATTTATAACAGATTCATTCATTACCCATTTGATAAGTTATCAGAAAATGTAATTCACACCTACAAAACATATTACTTCGATGTACCTTATGAAGATGTAAAAGCAAATGTAGTTGCTTTTCTAAATGAGAAGATTCATAAGTTCAATGGAGAGAATGGTAGGGCTTTTTCGTACTTTACAGTAGTGGCAAGAAACTATTTATTTAATGAGAACAATGCTAACTATGCTCGAATGAAATCAAAAGAGAAAGTTGCGGCTATTGATACACAACGAAATATCACTAATGAGATTGTAGACCAAAATAATAAAGAAGCTAAATCAGATTTCATTGACCATTTTACTAAATATGTAGACTATCATTTATATACTTTATTCTTAAAAGATAGAGATAGGGCAATAGCAGATTCAATAAATGAGTTATTTAAAAATAGATTAGACCTTTATTCTTACAATAAGAAAGCACTCTACATACTTATTAGAGAGAGAACTGGAGTACATACTCAGTATATAACAAAAGTAGTTGGAAAGTTAAAAGGCCTTTATTTAGAATTATATACAGAATATACCAAAACAGGATACTTATCAGTTCACTATAAGTTAAAGGATAGTAATGGATAAAGATACGGAATTATTTAAAGGAAAAACATTTTCAGATATCATGTCTGATGTTTATAACAATTCAAAAAAGAAGGATAGACAACTTAAACTTCTTATTGCTCAGTTAGAACCATTGGTTAAAAACCTACAAGATGCAACAGTAATCGTTCCTTTAATAAAGGAGTATATGGAAGTGGCGGTTAGAAATGATGACCAGATTGTTAAGTTAGCTGCCATTGTTCAACGAATGATGAAAGATGCTAACTCAGGTGAAGATGGTGGGTTTGGTTTATCTGATGAAGAAAAGAAACAGTTAATGTCAAATGCTGAAGCGATTGATGAAAAGATAGATGCCCTTAATGGTGTAGAGGAGAAAGAAGATGAGTAGTATAAGAGTTGGTGTTGTTGAGAAAGTAAATCTTAAAGATAATGATGTCAATAAGTTATACAGCATTACTGTTATAACCACTAAAAGTATGAATAAGGGTGAGATTTGTTATCCAATCGATGCTAATCTTAAAAGAATTCCTATCATTGGTGAAACTGTAATCATTGTTACAGGTATAGGTGCTGAAACCGCAGGGGGTGCAACTGACCCAGTCAGTTATTACATACCATCTATATCTCTACAAAAAAACATTTCTAATAATGCATTACCGGGTGGTTCTATTGCCAAAAAATCAAAAGGAAGTTCTACTTCATATTCACAAGCATCGGCTGGAACTCCTAATACATCAGGTGGTGATGAAGAACATGATTATGGAAAGGGGTTTACTGAACCAGATTCGGTTAACCCATTACAACCATTTCTTGGAGATGTATTGTTAGAAGGTAGATTCGGACATTCATTAAGATTTGGTTACACTCCATCTGGAGCAGAAACAACTAAAGAACCATCGTGGAGCTCATCTACAGATACCGACCCAATTACTATTTTATCGAATGGTAGAAAACAATTTAAAGGATATAATAAATTCGTTATTGAATCAGTTGATGATGACCTTTCATCAATCTATTTAACATCATCACAAAAGATTCCAATTAAAACATCTCAAAAGAAATTAGGTACAGCATCAGCTCAATCTTCATATAGTAATCCAACGATAATAATAACATCTGATAGGATATTATTAAACTCAAAAGAAGATTCTATTATTTTATCAGGTAAAACAGATGTTAAAGTAGCTACCAAAAAATGGGCAGTTGATATGGATGACTTCTTTACAGAGTTTGAAAAATGTGTAGAAGCGATTACAAAGATGACACACCCAACAGGTGTTGGCCCATCAGGCCCACCTATTAATGTTGCTGATTTTAGTTCGATTTTGGGTAAAATAAAAAGTATGAAACAATAGGATTAAGTTATGGCAGCTCAATGGCCCTTATATATCACAACTGTAGGTGCATTCTTAAACGACCCTGCGGAAGGTAGAACCGAAGAAGATGTTGCTGAGAAATTAGCAACAGAATACAAAAAGGCAGTAACTACTGTGTTTACTGTTGCACCTGCTGGGATAAATAAACCATCTCAACTCCCATCAATAAATCCAATGAAACGAGCTATAAGAAAATCTTTAGAAGATATTAAGGAATCTGAAGGTGAACCAAAATTGTTTCATTTTGATAAATGGGCAAAAGAGGTAACTAAGTTTTGGTTAAAAACCAAATTCTCAGCAATCGTACCAGACCCATTACATTTAGCATCTACTACTGGAATGCCAGGTATAACTTTACCAATAAAAAATGTTGTTCTAAATGGTGGGGTTCTACCCGCATTACAGGCAGACTTATTAACGGCGTTTACAAACCCACCATCACCAGTCCCAAACGGAATACCAGTAGCAGGGAAATTAGCAAAAGCATTTACAACTCATCTAACAACAGTAGGGGGAACTCATACAATGGCAATGACAGGTGGAACACCAATATCACCAATACCGATACCAGCGTTACCAATACCTTGGATTCAGTTAGTATAAAAAGAAAGTTTTTAATATTTATATATAAAGTAAAACAGTATGAAGGCAAAACAATTAGCAGAATTATTAGAAGTAATCGTAAGAAAGGTAGTTCGTGAAGAACTAAAACCTATCATTACGGAGATTAAACGTGCTTCTAAACCACTTATAAAAGAAACAAAATCTAAATCTAAAACGGTTAAAGACCCGTTGGATATTGATTTATCTGAAATTTTAAAAGAAGAAAAAGTATCAACTCCATCTAATCCAAAAACATTTGTTAAGAATCCAATGTTAAATGAAATGTTAAATCAAACAATGAATGATGGTGAGTGGAGAAATATGGATTCTCAATTTGGGTCTAATCAAGCACAACGATGGGTGGGTAATGGTTCTACCTCAGTAGCACCAACTACTGATATAGATGGTAGACCGGTTGATACTAATAACGAACAAGTAGCGGCTGCAGTTGGAGCTATGACAAAAGATTATTCTCAATTGATGAAAGCGATTGATAAGAAAAAGGGTAGATAAAAATGGCTAAGGAGAGAAAAGAATATTTTTACAATCCAATAGATTTTGAGCCCGATGTGGCCGTTGGTATAAAATTACCATTCTCTGGAGTACGTGGTGGGTTATTTAGCTTATCATACTCAACCGAAGAACAAGCCATATCTAATTTAAAAAATTTGTTACTGACGAGAAAAGGTGAAAGATTATTTCAACCTGAGTTCGGTTCTCAGATATACGCATTGTTATTTGAGCCAATAACATTAGATTTAAAACAAAGATTAGAATCTGGTATTATAGAAGATATCAATTTCTGGCTTCCTTACATAATTATTGACAAGGTAAACGTTACACCTGATGAAGATAGAAATTATGTTGGTATCACATTAGACTTTAGAGTTACAGAACAAGGTGCTAACGAACAAATAATATTATATGTAGATTCCGCAGGAACTGCAACTATAGAATAGGAACTTAAATGGCAAAGGCAAACAAATCAGATTTAGTCCAAAAGGATGTAAAACTTATAGGTAAGGACTTTGGGGAGTTAAGAAAAAACTTAGTTGATTTTTCTAAAACTTATTTCCCAAACACCTATAATGATTTTAATGAATCTTCACCTGGTATGATGTTTATAGAAATGGCATCGTATGTAGGTGATGTATTATCCTTTTATACAGATACTCAGTTGAGAGAATCTCTACTAACTAATGCAGAAGAAAAGGCAAACCTTTTTAATCTAGCTACAACATATGGTTATAAACCAAAAAACGTTTGCCCAGCATCTGTTAATTTGGATTTATTTCATTTAGTACCAGCAAAAGGAAGTGGTGTAAATGTAAAACCTGATTTTGATTATGCGTTAAAAGTTGCAAGTGGAATGAAAGTTGGTTCTGATTCTAATGGAAGTGTAGAGTTTACAACCCATTTTGGTGTAGATTTTTCTGTATCATCATCATTTAGTCCAACAGAAGTTTCCGTTTATCAGATTGATGAAAACACCAACGAACCTATTTATTATTTATTAAAAAAATCTGTTAAGGCATCAAGTGGTGCTGTTAAATCAGAACAATATACATTTGATTCACCTAGAATATATGATAAAATAAAAGTAACAGATGATAAAATAATTAAAATCAAATCCATAATGGATGATGATAACGACTTATGGACAGAAGTTCCTTTCTTAGCACAGGATACTGTATTTGAACAAATAGAAAATAATGAAGATAACTCTACTAACTTACAACCATATAGTGGAGAAACTCCATTCTTATTGGAATTGAAAAGAGTACCTAAAAGATTTATAACTCGATTCGAATCAGAAACAGAATTGGTTATACAGTTTGGAGCGGGTATATCATCTAATGCAGATGAAGAGATAATTCCTAATCCTGACAATGTAGGTTCTTCCTTATATGAAAATTCAGGTGATTTAGACCAGGGTATAGACCCGTCTAATTTTTTATATACAAAAACATATGGTGTTGCTCCATCAAATACAACTCTTACAGTAGAATATTTAGTTGGTAACGGTGTTGAGGATAACGTACCTGCTAAAGATTTAACATCGATTAATAGTAGGGTATTTGAAAATGATAATACTATAAATCTAAATCAAGATACTTTAAGATTTATTCAAAACTCATTGGCAGTTACAAATCCAGAACCAGCTGTTGGTGGTAGAAGTAAAGAAAGTGAAGATGAGATTCGTAATAATGCAATGGCCTATTTCGCAGCTCAGAACAGAACAGTAAGTAGAGAAGATTATATTATGAGATGTTATGCATTACCACCTCAGTTTGGTTCTGTTGCTAAAGCTTATTTAGTACAAGATTACCAAATAGAAACAAAAGGTAACGGAAGTTTTTCACCTCATGCTATATTACCAAATGACCCTATACCAACAATCGTTGAAACAGAATCTCCAAATCCATTGGCTCTTAACCTATACACATTAGGTTACGATAAGGATAAAAAGGTAACTAATTTAAACCCTGCTACTAAAAACAATTTAAAAAATTATCTATCTTATTATAGAATCCTAACCGATGCTGTTAATATTAAAGATGCATACATTGTTAACATTGCAATGAATTTTGATATAATAACTTTACCAGATTACAACTCTAATGAAGTTCTTTTAAGGTGTATAGCCGCACTAAAAGATTTCTTTAATATTGATAATTGGAAAGTAAATCAACCAATAAACATATCACAGGTTTATGTTTTATTAGATAAAGTAGATGGAGTTCAAACAGTACCACGACCTAATTCTGATGGAGAAGGTGGTTTACAAATATTTAATAAATTTAATGGAAACTATTCACCAAACAAATATGATTTAAGGCCGGCAACTAGATTGGGTATTATATATCCACCTAAAGACCCTGCTATATTTGAAGTTAAGTATCCTAATGTAGATATAAGGGGTAAGGTTGTAACTCAATCTTTCTAAGGAGAATAATATGATTTATAGAATATACGGACAAAAAGATACTACGATATACGAATCAAACTTGCGTAAGAATCAGAACACAGGTAAAGATGAAATATTAGAAATTACCAAACTGTATGATGAAGATACAAATTCAATATGGGCTGGTAATAGTAGGGTATTAACCACATTTGATTTAACATCAATATCACAATCTATAGTAGATGGTGATATTAGTGGTAGTATAAAATACAAACTAAATCTAACATCTGTCGAAGAAAACGAAGTTCAATCAGAGTACTCATTAGATATATTTCCAATATCTCAAAGTTGGTCTGAGGGTATTGGTAAGTGGTTACATACTCCTATAACAAAAACTGGATGTAATTGGGGAACAACAGATGGTAGTACTAATTGGAATGTAAATTCATCTAGTATCTTCAATGGGTCATCTGTATCATCAAATCCAACAGAAGGTATTGTACTATCTCAAACATTTGCGAATGGAACAGGTTCAACATTTTTAACAGAATCTATCAACGATATTGCTGGTAATTCTCCTTTTATGTTCGTAGAAGATGAGAGGTTGGTTGTTTCGGCATCAAACTTTTCTGGTACTACTTTGATATTTCCGTTATATTTAGAAAACGCTAAAACATATGGAGTTCAATTTCAAATAGACCCAAAAGATTATACAGATGTACAATTCAGAGTAGAAACACCTGATGGTCAAATCAACGGTTCAGATGTATATACAGACATGGTAGGTAATATTACAACCGCTTCTACTCAATCATTTGATTTAAATACTACATCTGAAGGTGAACATAAATTAAGATTCACATTTTTTGATAATGAAGGTACTTCTAAATCAACAACTGGTATCTTTGACGAAGTATTCGTTACAGAAAAAGCAGGTAATACTTTAATATGGGAAACCTTCTCAGTTAATGAAGGAAGTTTTGTACAACGAAACGTAATTAAGGGAACTGATAATTCAATACCATTTCAAGGTGTAAAGAATTCTAAATTACAATTAGAAGCAAGAAATATAGCTGGTGCTGATGCCGAATACTCAAAACATTTAGAAAGTAGTTTACAATATACAATTACATCAGAACTCAATTTAGGAACATTCCCATCGTTTGGATTTACAATGTATGATGTTAATGATTTAAAAATGAATCCTTCACAAGTGACAGGGTTACAGAGTGAAATAACAACATCATCAACTCAATCACTTGTATTTACACCACCGAAATCAGGTACTTATAGATTCGCATACAGTTATTTCCAAAGTGGTTCTGTTGGAATTACCGGGTCTATTGATAACTTTAGAATATCGTATTCGGGTTCACTACCAATTGTACCTCAAACTGAAGCTTCATACTTTAAAAATGCAGGTGGTGGTACATGGTACACTGCATCATTAAGTAACACAAATGTTTCTCAGAAGTTTACCAAATACACAACGGATTTAAATGCCGATGTTACTGATTATGTAAATGATTGGATAGATGGTTCACGACCTAACAACGGATTTATAATCAAAAGACCTATTGCAGAAGAAAGTAGTTCTATTAGATACGGTTCATCTAAGTTCTTTTCTAATGATACTCATACAATTTACGTTCCTACATTGGAAGTTCAATGGGATGATTCATCATTCGTAACAGGTTCATTATTGGAATTAACAGGAGATGATATTGTAATCTATCCAAAGAATTTACTATCAGAGTATAAAGAAAATTCAAAAGCTAGAATTAGAATTGTAGGTAGAGAGCGATATCCACAAAGAAGTTTTTCGGAATCTAACCCATATACTACAATTAAATATCTTCCACAGAATACTTATTACCAAGTAAGAGATGCTGAAACTAATTTAGTTATAGTTCCATTTGATACAACATATACGAAAGTAAGTTGTGATGCAAACGGAAACTATTTTGATTTTTGGTTTAATACTTTACAACCTGAGAGATTCTATAATATGGAATTCAGAGTCGATAGAGATAACAGACAACAGTATTTTGGTGGACACGTATTTAAAGTGGTTAGATAATGGCAAAAGAAAAATCAAAAAATAAAGTAAAACAAACTGAAGCTATACCGAACTCTAGGCGAGAAGAAGTTAAAGTAATTGGATTTTCCGCAGAAGAAGCTCAAAATGTAATTGAGCCTGATTTAAATCCAATTAGAAGAAACTCGTCTCTTCAAATTATATCATATACACTTCCAAAGAATAAACTTAAAGAATCATCTGCTACACAGTATGGTAATGTTTTAATTCCTGCTGTTAAATCGCAACTTAATAAAATACAGTTTAATAGAGTTATGGATAATGATATTGAACAATTTACACGAACTATAGATGATATTGATATTGAGGTAAAGTCTATTAATAGTATATCATTTCCAGAATTAGAGTTAGACCAGATTGA